AACCCTTTCTTCCAGCGTGAGGGTATGGCTTAAGACCGTATGCAGCTCTTTCAGCATCATCGTCATCAATAGTCCATTCCTTTCGTACGTCTGGATACCAGACACCTAACTGACGTTTAGGTCTACCATCTGGATAATAGGCCATTGATATGCATTTAAACTTAGTCTTATGTTGCATACTACCACCTTGAAATTTGCTAGTATACGAACCAGTTCTAAGATAAGAATCAAGCTGTGTTTTATACCCTTGATACATTTGCAATTTAGCCAATGCTTTTTTATCACCAGCTTTCCATGCATGTCGCCATCCTGAAATATGCTCTTTGACTTCTTTAATCCAATTTCTAACAGTTTTAAGTGAAAGAGGATCATCGTCTGGAAGATTCACAACATATTCAGAGTACATTTCATACTTGGGAGGGCCAGACTTTGCAGCTTTTGCAGCTCTAGCCTTTTCAAGTCGTTCAATTAATACAGCTTTATCCACCATACTTATTATCCAAAGCATCTACCATGCTTTCGATCCTGTCTATAATTCGCTTTTGCTCGAGAACAATCTCTTGCTGTTCTTTTATGATTTTTTCTAAATCATCAATTTTATTTAATAATTCGTCCATAAAGACCTCCTAATAATTCTTATTATAAGAACTTTTGAGGTCAGAATCAACTCTTGTCAAGCAACGATTCAAGCAATCCTTTCCATTCTACTTGTCTAGACGCCCAAGAATAAAATGAATCAGCATATACTTTTTGCATATTTAATCTTTGATCAAGCATAGCTTTCTTTTCTGGTTTCTGAAATAATTCTATTGCTTCTATCAAACATTGACCAAATGCATTGGCATGTTGTTGAGGGTCTTCATTAAATTGATACATGTATGTCCAATTAGATGCTGTTTCAGGTAATGCTCCTAAATTAGAATGAACACACATTAACCCAGCTGACATAGCTTCCATTAGAGCTATACATGATGTTTCTTGCCATATAGAAGGGTAGGCAAATATATGAGCATTTTTAAGAGCTTCTCTTACTTCTTTATTTGGTACAAAACCATGATTAGTCATCTTAGGATGATCATCTATCATCTTAAACAATTCTTTATAAGGCTCATCTCTTTCTGGCCAGCCATATGCGTTAAATGATGAATAAACATCTAAATGAACATTATCATACATTTTAGATATCTGATCAAAGACAGGTACTAATAATTCTAAACCTCTATGAGGGGTAGTATGATATATTATATTAAGTTGCTCCTTACTATCTGGCTTGTCATGTTCACCAATAGGGTCAATTGCATTTTTTAATACGACAGATTTAGAATATGGTACACCAAGATAAGAAGCATATTGTTGCATCTGCCAATTTGATACCATAACTAGTTTATCAAACTTATCCCATCCTCCATCTTTCAGATGAGCTGATTCTGGATCTAAAGGTAAGTCATGTAACCATAATACTTTCTTTTTATCTTCTTTAAGCTCTCTTACTCTGGAACATATTATTTGAAAATTACTAAGTAATTCTTCTGGAAGTCTCTCATGTAATCCAAACTTCATTAACTCAGTACCACCCTGAGAGTTTCTATCCACCTCGTTTGTTTCTATTTTATCATCTACTATTTTAACTTCCATTTTTTACCCTTTCGCTTATACTCCATTTCCATAGATCATCATACCCACCTATAGGTTGACCATCAATTTTAATTTGAGGAAAAGTTTTAGCACTAGGAAATTCCTCAAATAATTCTTCTCTAGTAAAATCAGTATCTAATTGCTTATATACAAAATCTAAACCATCTCTTTCACATAACTGTTTTGCTTTGTCACAAAAAGGACATTGCGTTTTACCATATATTTCAATCATCTTGTTCTCCAAAATTAAAAAAATCAAATCCAATTGTAAAAAAATCGTCTTTACTGTTTACGTATCTAACATCAAAGCATTTGTTCATATAATCTTTTACATATTGAGTTTCTATGTTAGATAATTCTTGTGGGTAAATAAAATCATCTTCTATGATTAATATTTTATCAAAACCTCTTACCTGCATCTCAGCTAATATGTTATATGTGACAAAATTAATGCCTATAACATCATAATTTTTATAGATATTTTCTTGTATTGATGCATTAAGTTCTTTTCTTGGAGCATCTACAACAAACTGACCGTAATCAATATATTCCATTTTACTCAAATCGAGTATCTTTTCATATGGTTGAATAGCTGCTTTTTTATTTAAAAGCAAAGCTGCCATATCTATAAAATTAACTGCTTCTTTATTCGTTGGACTGTATTTGACCGCTACTTTCATCATGCATTTTCACAAAAAATTCTGCATCGATAACAACTAATGGTTTAACCCCATTACGTTTAATTACCAATATAGGTTCATAATTACCACAATTAGACTTTGACTGCTCATATGCTTTCCATACATTTAATGCTTCCTGGTTTTTACACTCTACACTATACGGAAATTTTTCTCTAGCTGCTCTAGCCATAATTAAATCTTCACCAGATGCACCCATAGATCTCGATTCTATATCTTCTGGATGCACATCTAATTCTTCTATAAGAAGATCTCTAACCCATTGTTGTAGTCTTCTTCCTTTTGCTTTTGCTGAACTAGTCTTCATCATCTATATCATCATAAAAATATTCATCAACATCATTCTTACAAAATGGACACACTTTAGGGACTAATTCCTCTTCGTGGTCTTCTATTTCTGTTTTAGGTACAATTTCATATTCCATTAAACATTCTTCGCACCAAACAATTGCTTTTACTCTACTCATAGTTTAAATCCTTTGAAAGTTTCTTCTGATACATCTTGTTTAACCCCACCAACAACATAACTACTTATTTCTGTCTCTTGAGGAGCTACTTGAACATCTCCTCCAGATATCCATTTTTGAGTCCAGGGTAATGGATTAGTACCCCCTTTAAAATTATGATGTAAACCAATAGCTGAACATCTTTTAGCTGCTATCCATTCAACATAATCTTTTAATACATTAGCATTTAGACCAATCATTGAACCATCTTTAAATAGATAATCAGCCCAAGCTTTTTCTTGTTCAACCACTTCTTGGAAAATATTTAGCACATCTTGCTCACACTCTTTTTGCAACTGAGCATAATATGGATCGTCTTTAGGTAATAATTTAATAAGAGATGTTGTTGATCCTAAATGAACATTTTCATCTCTTGCAATAAATTTAATAATCTTAGCATTACCTTCCATTTTTTTCAATTCTGCAAACGCCCAACTGCAGGCGAAGCTTACATAAAAACGAACACCTTCTAGGGCGTTTACTGCGTTAAGACACAACCATAATGATTTTTTATGAGCATATGATCCATATCCTTCTCTTATATTATTTCTATCAATAAGATCATCATAGTACTTAGATATAGAATGTGAACAATCAACAATCTCTTTTATGCTTAATAGATCATCAAACACTTTAGACGGATTAGAATAGATATTTCTTATAATATGTGTGTAAGATCTAGAATGGATAGTTTCAAAGAAAGACCATGTTTCAATCCAAGTCTCTAATTCTGGTATAGATACGATAGGTAACAATGCTAGGTTAGGTGCTCTTCCTTGAACACTATCCAATAAAATTTGTCTTTTTAAGTTAGAAGTAAATATGTGCTTTTCTTGCTTAGATAAGTCTTTAAAGTCTTTTGCATCTCTTAATATATCAACCTCTTCTGGTCGCCAAAAGAAACCTAACTGCTTATCAGTAAATTTATCTATGTTAGGATATTTTACATCTTCATATCTGGCAATGTCAACTCCACCATCAAAAAACATTTTTCTCTTTTTTATATCTCTATTGTTTATACTAAAAACTGACATTGTGCTCCTGTAGCTAAAGGGTTAATATTTTCATTAAATTCTGCTTCTTTTATAAATCGATTAAAAGGGCCTCTACCCCCTGGCATCATAGTCCAATTATTACCTTGTCTTAATATGTTACTAAATTTTATTTCATCGTCTAAATATGCATACCATCCAAACTTTTCTTTCATATCTTGTTTATTTTCTTTTTGTTCTGTTTTCTTTAATACACTAAGCTTATATGGTACGTGGTTTATTAAATCTATTTTAGTTAAATCTGTATAACCAATCGTTTGTAAATCATTTACTTCTAATGATGTATCTATCCAGGCTTCATATTTAGAATTTGTTTCTGTCCAATCTTCTA